CAAGTAAGCCGAGTGTACATTAACTCTGTAAAATACCCTACAGACGATACTGGTGAGCCTTTATACTACGCTTTTAATGGTAGTGATGCTTCAAATAATTTAAAAATAGATTTATCGCCTGTTCCTACAGAAGTTCATACTTTATCATTTGATATTATAAAACATCAAGATGCATTAACAGCAGCATCAACAGTTTTGAAAGTTCCTTCACAACCAGTAATACTTGGAGCGTGGGCTAGAGCAATTTCAGAAAGAGGTGAAGATGGTGGAACACAATCTAGTTTAATGGCACAAGAATCTAGTGAAGCATTAAAACAAGCTATTATGTTAGATAGTGGTAATACTCGATATGAAACAGATTGGTATGTAAATGTCTAAACCTTTATCATATCAACCATTAAATAACTTTGGTGTTAACGGATTAAATACACAAGATAATCCTGCAACATTAGATCCTACTTTTATTGTTTCTGCTGATAACATAGTTCTTAGAGAGTCTGGAAGAATATCTTTTAGAAAAGGTTTTAAACAAAAAGTAGTTCCAACTGGTACAGCTATTGGTTCTATGGTAGAACATAAAGATGGCAATACAAATAAAATATTTGCAAGTCATGGAACATCTATATACACAGTAGATTTTACTACGCCTAATGCTGCTTTTCCTAGTAGTGGTGCTAATGTTAAAAGAACTGTGGCTAACTCAACTGGCGACTGGCAATTTGTAAATTTTAACAATAGACTTCATTGTTTTCATGCAGGTGTAGTGCCTCAAAGATATGATGGTGCTTCTGATACTGGTGAAAGATGGTCTGCACATTTTAATTCTACTCTTATTAACAACTCAAGTAATATAACTAATAATGCTACTACTATAATTGTAGATAGTACGGTTGGTTTTCCACCTATTGGACAAATAATTATTGATAGCGAAGTTCTTTCTTATACAAGTATTACAGCTACAACATTTGTAGGATTAACTAGAGGTGTAGGCTCTACAAGTGCAGCAACACATAATGATAATGTAGTAGTTAAAACATACGGTATTCCTGTAACAGTAACTACATTTGATCCTAGTTGTGGTATGGGTTATTACGGTAGATTATGGTGCGGTGGTGTAACAGAGTCAAAAGATGTTGTTTATTGGTCAAATTTATTAGATGGCGATGATTGGATTAATGGTGATGCTGGAGTATTAGATTTAAGTAAGATATGGGGCACTGATGAAGTTGTAGCAATTGCACCTTTTTATGGACAACTTATTATATTTGGTAAAAATAATATTGTTATATATGATAATCCAACTACTGTAGCTAGTCTTGCATTAAATGAAGTAATAAGTGGTATTGGATGTGTATCAAGAGATAGCATACAAGCTATTGGCAATGATTTAGTATTTTTATCTTCTACTGGACTTAGGTCATTAGCTAGAACAGCAGAAAAAGATAAAGTGCCTTTAACTGATTTAACGGTAAATATAAAAGATACAATTATTAGAAACATAGGTCAAAGCACAAAAGTAAAAAGTGTTTATGTTGAAAATGAAGGTATATATATTCTTTCATTTGTAGACAAAAATATTAATTATGTATTTGATTTTAAACACATAACGCCACAAGAAACACCTAGAATAACTACCTGGACTTTTGGAGGCGATAGAGAACCTGCTAGTATGATTAATACAGAACTTTATAATGGATTGTTAATTGGTCAAAAAGATGGCAGTATTGCAGGTTATGAAGGATATTTTGATACTGATTTGTCTTTTGTTTCTAGTGCTGTAGTTCTTACAAATTTTTCTTATACTGCTGATATATCTTCTATTTGGCTTACTATGGGTGAAGGCGTAACTTCTTCTTTGTTAAAAAACATGATACTAATTTTAGAAGGTGGCTCTGGTGCAACTCTGGGATTAAAATGGTATAAAGATTTTAATATAAATCCTTCTCCAACAACAATTATTAATTTAGCACCTACAACAACAGGAACAACTTCATTTTGGGGTGCAAGTACATCAAGGTATGGAGCTTTAAATGCTGGTGGTGCACATGCAAGTAGTGGACATAATGCTACTCTTCATCCTAGTGCTTCTACTTTTACTCCTGTGTTTGGATTAGAAGAATATAAAACATCATTAACAGGAAGTGCAAAACGACTTAAATTAAACTTTAGCATTGTATCAAACGGATTTGATGCTTCAATTCAAGATTTATCAATAATATCTTTACAGGGGAAAATACGATGAGTGACTACACAATAGCAGTAGGATGGAGTGGAAAAGATGCATTAGCAGATTCCGATGCAGCAAAAGTTATATCGGGTGCAGATTTTAATACTGAATTTTCAGCAGTAAGAACAGCAGTAAATACTAAAGCTGATCTTAATGGAAAATCTACCGAAAGTTTTGCTATTAACAATGCTACAGCAGCAGGCACATTAGCTGTAACAGGAAATGCAACTGTAGGTGGCACACTAGGAGTAACAGGAAATACTACCTTATCAACATTAACAGTAAGTGGAGTACCTACTATACCTACTGCTGCAACATCTACTAACACAACACAAGCAGCTAGTACAGCTATGGTACAGGCAGCAATTGATGCTGATGTAGTAGTTCATGCTGCACTTAGGTCAAGTCAAACTGTATTTGGACACGCTAAGATATGGACATCTGGTGGTGATTTGTACATAGCTACTTCATAACATGGCTGGAGATATTTACTTTAATGGTAGCAAGTTAACTGGACAACACGATGTCAAGTTAAATGGTACTGATATGGATAATGTTTATCTTAATGGTACAAAACTTTGGACAAGACATCCATATGCTATAGGTACAGAGATATTTACTTATGGTATAGGGCCAGGTGGTAACTCAGATAATTTAAGAACAACTTTTTTTCAAACTTATCCATTAGCTTTTGATGCACAACCAAATTACATAGAAGGTAGTGGAGGCGCACCAGATTCAAGGTTAAATTTTAATTTAGCAGCAGGATTTTATGTTTCATTTTACAGTCAAGCTGAACTTGGAACAGATTCAGATGGAACAGGTGCTAGTAACACAGGAGGCTCTCATGTCTTATATGTAGGTGGTACTGTATCTGGTTTAGCAAATGGTTTTAGTATTAGTTCTTCTGGTAATGGCAGTACTACATTTAAAGTAACTTATTCAGGACAATAATATGCCAACAGCAGAACAAATAGCACATTACTACGAAGGACTTTGTACAACAGTTGATAGTATTAATGCTGGAAAAACAGCCGAGATGGGTGATAGAGAATGGGAAATTCATAGTACAAGTAACATAGCTTGGTTAAGAACAATAGTTGATGCTGACTTCTGGACAGATGAAGATATGACAGCAGTACATTTAATAATAGATTAGGAGATAGAAATGGCAGTATATCAAGGACAAACTGGTGGTGGACTAAACGCACAAAAAATGCGTGAAGGTACAATGAGAAATAGATATGCCAATACCAGAACATCAGCTACTGGAGATATTACAGGATATACAGGTATGACAGGTGCTGGAGCAAGAGCAGGTGTAGGTCGTACAACACAAAAAAGAGGTGGCTTTGGTTTTCCTATGGGTGGCTTTGGTGGTGGTGGTCGTAGAGGTTCTGAATTTGCTGAAATGGACTTTGAATATCAAAAAGAATTAGACAAGCTAGTTTGGGAAAGATCAACCCCAGATGTAACTGGTGTAGGTGGTACTGTTCGTTGGGATAGAGATAAGAACATGCTTACTACAGCATTGTCAGATGAAAACCAATCTATCTACGATGCCATGTTTGAAAGACAAAAAAGATTTGGTGCTGAAGCAGATGCTCTTGGTGCAGGTGGTGTAGATGCTATGACACAAAGAAGATTTGACCAGAAAAGAGCTCTTTATGCTGAAAGTGATGCACTTACTGAAGCAAGAAGAAGAGAGCAAGAACAGAATACTGGTGCTTCTACAACTGCCAAATATTACGGACAGAGAGCAGGTGAAGATGCTATTAGTCAAAGAAATATGCAATTAGAAGATTCAGCTTTTTTAGAAGCACAAGGTCTTTATAGTGGTGCTATGGACAGACAAAGACAAGATATTTCACAAATGGGTAATATAGGTGCTATAGCTAACAATATGAAAGTTATGCCTACTCCTAACACACAAGCAAATATGTTAGGTGTTAGTAATGCCTCAACTGCGTTTAGAGATTTACAAGCACTAGAGGCTGCAAAAAAATCAAAAGGTAAAAGTGATGCTTGGGGTTCTATTTTAGGAAGCATTTTCGGTTAATTAGGAGATAAAGATGGCGGAACAATTTTCAATGCCAAGCATGTTTGATACAAGATATGCTATGGACAGACAAATGGAACTTGATGCTCAAAAGGCAGGACAAGTAGGTGGTGGTGGTAAACGATACGGAATGTATTACAATTCATCATTACTTGGTGATCGAGATAATGCCTCACTTATGAGTTTAACAGGCATGATGGGTGGCCAGGGTGATCCTAGAATAGCAAAACAAAACGCTATTGACACCATTATGCAACAATTTCCTAATCCAGAGTCTGCTGAAGATTTTAAAGCTATATCAAATGCATTAAGAGCATCTGGCTTATATGAAGAAGCTGATCGTGCTATGTCTATGTCTAATGATATAACCTCTTCTATTCCAGAAAGAAAAACAATTGAAGGTGCTGATGGATATAAATACTATATTGATGATGGTACTAGAGTTTTGCCTGGGGTTAATAAACCTGCTGTTGCAGAAACATTCGGAACTATGGAATTACAAACTACAAATGAACAAGGTCAAAATGTTACTGAAATGTGGCAAACTGGTGCTAATGGAAAAATAATTGGTGAAAAACCAATAGCTTCACAGATTACAAGTGAAAAGCCAAGTTTTGATGATCAAATTGATGAAGCAGTTTTAGAGGGTTACATTGCTACAGAAACACAAAAATTAATAAATGAAAACTCTGCCCCTATGAACAATGCTACTAGACTTTCGCAAGATGAAATTATTGCAACAGGTATAGCAAATGGAAAGCGTGAATACAATAGAGTTGAAAATGCACCAGCAGCAGGATCACAATCTGCATTTAGTGAAAGATTAGCTGTATGGGATAGTTCGACTCCAGCAAGAAGGCAAGAATTAACTGAAGCAGGTTTTTTTGATGGTGATAATATGGAAATAGTTATTAAAAACGCTATTAGTTCTGTAGGAGAACCAGCTTATAACGTAAAAGCAGGTGAATTAATGGCTCAAGCTGATATTGCCCTTGCTGCATCTCTTGAACCAACAATGAGAACTTTAAGAAATACTAACGAAGTATTTAAAACTTTAGATAGTGGTGGTATAACTACTGGAATTGGTTCTACACTTGTTACAAATGCTAAAAGAATTGGTAATCAAGTTATGAAAGCATTAGGTCAAGAAGATTTAATTAGTTCTGATGTAAGTGACGATCAATATTTAGAGGCATTGTTAGGTAGTCAAGTTTTTGCAATGATTAAAACTTTAGGTATTGGTGCTAGAGGACTAGATACTCCTGCTGAAAGAGATTTCTTAATATCTGTAATGACAGGTGCAAGAACAATGGATAAAGAGGCTATTATGCGACTTACAAGATTAAGACAAGAAATAGCAACAGATGCAATTCAAAAATGGAATAAAAAAGTTCAAAATGGCAGTTTAGATAATTATATTATATTAAACAGAAAACTTAAAGATGATGGTAGTGATGAATTTAAAGCTAAATTTGCACAAGCTAAAAATGATTTTATACAAGAAGTACCAGAAATGTATAAAGGTACTTGGGATAGGCCAGTTAAACATGAAGTAGTAGTATGGGATGGAAAAGATACTGAATATTTTTCTTGGGGTGGTAGATATTATGATTCAGAAAATAGAGAAATTTCTATTGATGATTTAAATAAAATATTAAATCCTAAAGGAGGCGAATAATGGCAATTACATATAATTCTCCAATTGGAACTACTTTTGAACCATTAGACATAACTAAATCATTATTTTCATCAGCTAAAAATGCTACAAGAAATGTTTTAGAAAGTGTAGGTTTAGATCCTACATATATGCAAGAACCTTTACCAGATGGTATGACACTTAGAGCAGCAGATGTTGAAGAAAATACATCAACAGGATTAACTCTTAGAAAAGTTGAATACCCTGTTACAGAAGGTGCTGAACTTATACCCGATTATGTAAATGGTATAGCAGAATCTATGGTTAAAAGAAAAAAGGCACTTAAAGGCACTATTGAAAGTTATGAGTCTGGTGATTCTAATATTTTAACAGGTAATTTAGCTACTGCGGCAACAGGTATTGGCATGGGAGTTGATATATTAGCAGAAACAGGTACTTTAGCATTAAAAGGTTTAAGCATTATAATTCCAGATTCAATTGAAGAGCCAGTTAAAGATGCTATGAAAACAGCTTTTAAATTTATGGGTGAAACAGCCGTTGGACAAGAAGGATTAAAAGCACTTAAAAAAGGTGTTGGACATTGGAAAAGATTTGAAAACAAATATCCAGAATATGCAAAAATTATAGGTGGTGGTGTTAATCTTGGCCTTCTTTTTACACCTTTAGGAAAAAAGAAAACAGATTTAGAACCTAGAACAACTAACACTTATACTGGAACTTATGTGTTAGGAACTTTAGAAGAAGCTGCTGAAAAACAAATAGCAACAACTGCAAGAAAAAGAGTTGATAATTTATTGCAACCAGACAAAACAACAGATAGAATTAAAGATATTAAAAACATTAGTAGAACTGGAAAAAATTTAGGTGATAAAAGAGGTATTTTAGGACTTCAGAGAATTCAAGAAAATGAATTTGAATTATTTAGAAATAATTTAGTAGCAAATATTGGTGGTGTTAAAGGTAAAGATACAATAGTTAATACTGCTAATGCTGTAAGAGTTCATAATAAAAAGAAAGCACAAACATTAATGGATGATCTTGACAATACAAACATTAGTTGGAATTTTCCACAAGGAACACAAAAAGAATTACGAGCAAGAGTGGATGAATTATTAAAAGATAAAAATTATATTAAAGCTAATCCAAATACTAATGCTTTAGTTGAGGGTACTCTTGAAACAGCTTTTCGAGAAATTGCTAAATTAGATAAAACTCCAGCAGGATTGTTACGAGCAAGACAAAAGTTTGATGAAATTATAAAAAAACAATTATCAGATTCTGCCTTTGACCCAACAACTATGAATCCAACAAATGATGCTGCTAATGCTGTTCGTAAAGCTATTAATGATTTAGTAGATTCTAGAGTTTCTAGTACAAATGTAAAAGTAAAACAAAGTTTAAAAGAACAACACGCTTTATGGAACGCACAAAATATTTTAGATATAAAAGCTGTTAAAGAAGGTAATAATAGAATTTCTCAAATATTTCAAAATCTTTCACCTATTGTAGATGGGCAATTAGCATTAAACAGAACAATTGCAGTTTTTGGAGGTATGAGTGCATTTTCAGCAGTTCAATTTTTAGCATTACCTATTGCTGGAGTTGGTATAGCTTATGGTGCAGGATTAGCTTTAACATCTGGCGTTCTTTCATTAAGTGGTAAAAGAGCATTAGGTTCTATTTTATCTAATATTGACAAAGGGCTTAGAATAAGTAGCAATGAAAACATGCTTAGACAACTTAAATTAGACAGAGCATACATTATAGATTTAATGAAACAACCACTCACAAAGGAAGATGAATCTTTCGCTGTAAATTAAACTCGTACAAAGGATTATTATGAATAAATATGAAAAAATGATGTCAAGATATATGTCTGAAATGAACCCAGATATTTTTGAAGAAACAGATGATCCAGATGTTTATAATGCGGTGTTATCCCCAGAAAAGATTAAGGGCTTTCAAAACTATCTTGATCGGTTAAAAAAAGAAGATGAGGCAAAAGCAAAAAAACTTAACACAAAAACTAATAAAGGTATGTTGTCTACCAAATTAGATACTCCTGCTGAAAGAGATTCTAAAGAATCTACTGCTAAAGAAGATCAGATTGCTAAAGGATATCATCAAATGCCAGATGGCTCTGTTATGAAAGACTCTGAAATGGAAGAAGAATATAGCACAGATGTAGCTAAAGACTTAGATGATGAAGGAAGAGGTCTTAAAGGTTACACGCCACCTAGTGAGCCAGAGAAAAGAGGTTATCAGCAAGATGAAGGTGGCACTTATAGTGTTGATAGTACAGATGACTATTGGCAAACTAAGGAAGGTTATGATGCTGCTCTAAAACTATATGGAACAAAACCTTCATGGGTTAAACAACCTAGTCTTATATACAATCCTAGAACTAAGAAATATGATCTTATTAAAAAAGCAAAAGTTGCCCTTATACCTAAAAAAAGGATTAGTTTATAATGTTTCCATTATTAGGAATGTTTGCTAGAGGTGCTTTAGAGGTTGGTAAATATGCTGCAACAATTGCAGTTCCTAGTACGCTTGGCTTTTTAGCTGCCCCTAAAGAATACGAAAGAAATTTTAATTATGATCATTACGAAGTTGAAAATCCTAGATTTTATAATGAAGGATTAATAACCGCAGATAATCCTCAAGGATTTAATAAACAATTGTTTACTGAAGCTATGGATGAGTTTTATAAGATTAAACCTATGTATTGAAGCCCAAATCTTTGATTTAAGGCCTATAAAAACATTTAGGCAGGGGTTAGCTTAGAGGTTTTTGCAGCGATTGAGCCATCTGGACAGTCAACTCACCATTAATAGAGAACAGTTTAATCATTGCTGATC